CGTGGTGCTAATTTCTTAACATCACCAGAGCGATTCATATTCGCACGGTCATAAATGTAGTATTTATCAGACTGTCTTTGTACGCCCACTGTTGGGAATACTTTGTCAGCGATAAAGGTTGATTGTTCTTGTACATAAGCAAGCGTTAAATTAGATAACGGTTGGTCAATATGTACTGAAGATGGTGTTAATAATGGCATATTTATATTCCTTTAATTATGCGTGAGCGTTACCAGCTAGTACTAGTTCGATTGCAATTATCTGACCAGTTACGCCAGCCTCGTAGGCACGACCAACGATGATGTCACCAGAAGCCGCATTGACAGCTTTACCTGCGGCATCAATACCAACGTCGTCAGCTATAGTTACAGTGCCACCACACTCTACCATAACTTTACCTGAGTGAGTTATAGTACATGCGTTATCAGTAGCGGCTCCAACGGCTATTATACCGATAGTTCCGTCACCATTGCCAGCTTTTACAGCTTTACCTGCGGCATCCATTTTAGCGAATAAGAATTGAGAAGCGCTAAGATCTTCTCCAGCGATTAGAGTGCGGTTGTCGCGTGATTGCGTTACAGCCATGATTATTCCCCTTTGTAGGTTTTGTTAATAAGTGTCTTACCTTCATCGGTCTTAGCTACAACAGCGTAAGCCTTGGCGTATTCACTTTTCTTTAGTTGGTTGTCGTCCATGTAAGACTTTACAAGACTATCTAGCTTGTCTGAAGATGAGGCAAACTCACCGTCTACATCTGACTTACCAAATTCTTCCATAGAGGCTCCAATAGAGGCGTCACACGCCTTAAGTGCTTCCATGATTTTTTCTTCTTCTGCAAACTTCTCTACTAGAGACTTAGCTACAGCTAAATCAAAGTGTGGTAGAGCTTCTTCAGCACTCTTAGTTAAAGCAACGTCAGCTTTCTCTAGAGATGCCGCTTCAAGAGCTTTAAGGACTGGAGCTGGAATGTCAGACTTAACTACCATCTCGCCTCCTATGTCCATCATTTCTACTTCAGCTTTCTTCTCGATTGCATCAGCAGTTATTACGTAGCCATTGTCTATAAGACTCTTACGAAGTTTTTCGTTATCAGCTTTTAGTGCTTCTACTTCAGCTTCTAGAGGGTTGACCTCTTCTGCCTTCTCAGCAACTTCAACTTCTTCTTCAACTTCTTCAGCTTTTTCTGTTTCGTTGTAGCCGAAAGACTTCATAGCCTCTGCTCTACCACAACCTTTTTCTTCCATGTATGCTTTTACTTTAGCTTCCATTTCTTCAGTCATTTTATTTATTTCCTCTTCCGAGTTGTCACGCTTGAATAGGCTGACCATTGCTTGAGCATTGGCTGGGCGATCCACTAAGGATAGTTCCTCAAGGTGCAAGTTTTTTAAGAGATTGGGCAAGTTATATCTCCTCCTTAATAGCACGTCCACCTATAGAGAACGCGGCGAGTTCACCACTCTTAACCATATCCCAGATAGAATCATCGAATACTTTGTAAGCGACAACCCACCCTTCACGATCAGACTGGATACCTAGAGAATCACCTATTTCTTTAGTGATTGGGAGTGAGTGTACTACTGTACCTACTTGATCCCCAACGTGCATAGCCTTGCCGACACGCACATGCTCCATAAATTCATTAACAGCTTTAACTAAAGTCTCAGCCTCTATAACATCCCCTTGACGGTCTACTACAGGCTCACCATTCTCGGTTACTACTGAAGCCCAACCATAAACCATACGTTGTTCGTCGTCAGTCTTAAGGATCTTACCTTCTATATTCTTTATCATTTTGTGATTAAACCCCTTATCTTTTAGGTCCAAGTGTTCTTCGTATGTATTTACCATAATACCTTTACCTGTATCTGGGTTATACATCATGTGAGGTTTAAAATCTTCCTCAGCTTTTGTTAGTGAACCGACTGAGCTACCACTCCACATTCTACAAGACCAATATCTTGCTGAGGTTTTATCTTTAGCTGTACTGCATGAGTGCCTACTACGGAAATTAGCTCTAGCTTTTGGGTTATCTCTTCTGATCTCCATATTAGGATCTCCGAAAGTAACTTTAACAGTCTTATCACCAGACTTAACGTATACACCAAACTTCTTACTAGACCCTTTTGGTAGTCTGAAAGGTTTATTTAATGGCTTATCAGCTTTGTCTACAACCTCAGCGTACTTACTTAAACTAGTCATCTTGTGGCCTACAAACTGATTACGCGGCTTACCTTCGTCGTCAACTAGTTCTATACGTGCCGCTGGCTCTTCTTTAGTACCTGTTATCTTTACAGGTATGTTAGGAACTGCACCTTCACGATGTATACTTCTTATGATACCTCTTGCTGTACCGCCTGATGAAGACCAACTTACTCTATCTCCTACTTTAGCCATGTGTAATCTCCTACAACCAAACTCTCATTGGTGTCTCAGGTGTTACCCCGTGTGATGTATCTATTGCCTCTACAATATCTCGTAGTGTGTCAGGTGCTTCAGCATCTTCTGCATCTTTGTTTAAGATACCACCACGAATACGAATGTT